TGAATGGACCCCATTTGCGCTGCAACCGCAGGGAGACACACGACTTGGACGTGTGAGTCTGCCGTATAGCAAAAAGACTGTCTCTGAACTTGGTCGTGAGCTGTCACAGGAAGAGATTGTAGAATATATCTTTAAGGAGTATAGCGAAAAGCAGTGGGGAGTGCCGTTTGAAGAGATTCCAAAGACCATTACAAATCGAATTCCAAAAACTGCAGAATGCGAAGATCCAACATGGTTTGAAGGTCAAAAGTATCAGTGTATTCCAAAGGATGGCTATACTGCAATGTTTACAAAGATGCTCGAAGGAGTCACAGTACATTTAAATTGTGGAGAAGATGATTGGATGTACAAGCGAGAAGCGGGTGATTTAATTGTCTATACTGGCAAGATTGACAGCTATTTTGGTACCATGTACGGAGAGCTGCCCTATCGATCACTCGAGTTTAAACATGACGTACTCTGCAAAAAGATGGACACATTTATTGTGAATCAAAACAATGCTGATGTGCCATACACTCGAGTCTATGACCACAGCTATTTTACTCCAGGACATGTCGGCCCAACAGTTGTGACTCGTGAATATCCAAAGGCATGCGGTCGAGATGATGTGCCATTTTATCCAATTCCATGGGGTGAAGGACAGGAGACCTATCGTCTCTATGAGGCCCTAGCTAAAGAAGAGCAAGGAGTGATTTTTGTCGGTCGACTTGCAACCTATAAATATTTAGACATGTGGATGGCGATTAAACACGTCATGCTCAAGCTAAGAGACCTATGAGGATTGCATTTTGCATACGCGGCCACATTCGAGATGGCTTGACAAACTCTCGCTTAAAGGATTATTTGTCACTACTAAAAAGCAATGGGCACGACATTGACTTATTTTTACATACATGGAACGTTTCTGAAGCTAAAAGTTCATACCGAACATTGGATCATGACAGCAGTTTTGAAGTTAAACAGGATATTCTTAGTAATTATTTTAGTGGCTTTAACATAAAACAAATTATAATAGACGATGACTCGCAACTAAAGTTGCGTGGCAACTTAGAAGGAAAGATAGCTGGAAGTAAATGTCCGCTCATTGCTTGGAAGCGTATGTGGGCTGGAAAGTTTAAACTCATTTCTCACCTCTATCATAACCATACATATGACTATGATCTTGTAGTAAACACTCGATACGATAAGTTTACTACTCCGGTATGTTATACTCCAATTAAAAATCTGTTAAAAATGACTACAGCTGGAGATGGCCTAAGCGTAAAATATCCACAATACTATCGGCTTTTAAAAGGTGTAGACAACTACTATTGTGGGTCTGTACAGACTGTATACGACATTACGTGTGCCTTTCACTACTCGTTGGATGAAATAATTCCAAAATACGAAATAAAGGGCTTTCATGAAGAACTTTTTTATAAATATGCGGTTGACCATGGCTTGACGCGATAAAACGCGGGTTTTTATAAATACTCTTATATTGATAGTCATTACGTGATGTTTCACACTTTAAAAGTACAGTTATAAATGGAACCAGAAAGATCGATGCTAAAAGAGTTTCTAGAGGGTGGTTGGATAATACCCCTAGTTGGAGCAGCAGGCATGCTTGCCCGACTCATGACAGCGAAAAAAGAGTATACAATTTTAGAACAGCTTAAAAATATCGTATCAGCTGCGCTCTCTGCAGCGATCGCATGGTTTATATTAGAGCAGACCGATATTCCTAGCCTCTACAAGGCGATTACCTATGGCATCATCGGGGTTGTCTCTCCAGAAATCATTACAGGCATCATCAAGCTCGCAAAGAATTTTGAACGCTCACCAGAAAAATATGTGAAAAAGCCATGAAAACTATAATATGGTTAGCACTAGCACTCGTCGCTATTATACAAATAATAGCATTTAATGCTGTTGTTAACCAAAATGAAGTCATTTCTCATTATATTGTGTTGATTGCGCTTGGTCTTTCGCTCTATACTGGAATCTCTATAAAAGAATAATATAAATAGACATTATGAGCACGAATATCTACGAAAAGGGTTTAATACACCAAAACACATCTGCAGTTGCATATGAAGCGTTGACTTTTACAGATGGATTTTACACACCAACAGTTGGCAAAGTATTTGCTGGACTCTATGTTGCGCCTGACACCTCTAATGGAAATGTTGTGATTGAAGGTGTAGACGGAAATACCGCTACGCTTAAACTAGGTCCAGGAGTGTGGCCACTTGGTGGTCAGCGTATCGTTCAAACTGGAACCACCATAGTTTCAGGTTCTGTAACAGTATTGTTTTAATTTTATGTTTCAAGGAGTTAAATTTGGTCTTGGATTGGACTTGTCATACAAGTATGGATACATCAATACATTAACTCTAGAAGCAAAAGCATATCAAGACACTTATGGTATTTCAAATACTGCTGCGACTAGAATCTCTAACTTCTTTAAAGGACTTGCAGACATTGGAATTAGAAATGATTTTCTTGATGGCGCGGTTCTCAGAGCCGATTCACAACCTACTTCTGGTAGTTCCATACCATCACTTCTCGGGTTGTCAAATCTCACAATAACAGGTTCGCCATCAAGATTGAGAAATGGGATATATTTTGACGGAAATTTTCAATATGCAAGAGGCAATATAGTCTCTAGTACTGGAGCGCGAACCTTCGTTGGATTACATTGCGGGACACTTGATAATACTAACTCAACTCTGCAACCAATTTTTCGTTTTTCAAACGGGATAACTACTACAAGTTTAGCCATGAATAATAATGGCTCAACATTTGGACAAGCAGTGAGTATTGTTTCTACAGCACGCACGACGGCTGGAAATCCCGGTTGGGCCCGTAATACAACAAGCATTGCAAGTACGTCAATACGGGACGATGCAGCAGTTGGGGCATCATCATTTTCGATGCGAAGACTAAACACTGTTGGTGGAACTACATATACAAGAACATCAACACAGGGTGAGGCATCTCACACACTTAACCGTTTAAGAATGTGTCTGAACTCTAATAATGCAGAGACAGCTGTGTACAGTAGCATTGAGCGAACAATTCCTGCTTGGTTTCTTTTTTCAAAAGCCCTCTCAGATACCGAGGAGAACAATTTACAGACATTGATTGGTAACACAGTTCTTCCAAAATGGAGATATGTATTTGAAGGTGACTCAATTCAAGCGAGTTATATTGGTGTTCGCTATTCAGATAAGGGCGTTTGGAAGGGTGCAAATCTAGCTACGGTCAATGTTGCGGTTGGTGGTGCTGGTGCAGTAGAGCGAGCTGCTGACATTGGTGGCAATGGTCTAACCACAACAAATATCGCAAACGATATGCCAACTGTAGTTGACATCGCCGCTGGGACAAATGATCTTGGAAACTACTCATCGGCAGCACGGTCTGTGGCAACAGTGCATTTAGCACTTAGAACCTTGTGGTCGTTTGTTCGTAGCACGAATCCAAGTGCATTAATTTGTGCTTCTACGGTAATGCAGTCTAGTTACATAACCGCTCAAGGTAGGGAATCAGACAGAATCGCCCTAAATAATCTTATTAAAGCCGATGAAGGAACTTACTATGATGTTCTTTTTGACAAGGACGCATGGTCATTTCAGATGACAGCATCAAGACCAGTTTATACCGATGCATCAATATTTGTTCAAGATGGTGGTGGAGCAGCAGCAGTTCACCCAACAAACACCATTGGTGGTGGTTCTGATCGGCTACTAGCTTATATGACTGCAATTCTTGAAACAAAATCTGCGATTCCATGACACTTGAGTTTACAGTAGTAAAAAACTTATAAATAGTATATTATGGCAAAACCAACAACACGCCAAGAATTAGCAGACTATTGCCTTCGCGCTCTTGGTGCTCCAGTACTCGAAATCAACATCGACGAAGATCAGATTGAAGATCGTATCGACGAAGCAATTCAATTTTATCAAGAGTATCACAGCGACGCAGTCGTACGTACATTCTATAAACATCAGGTCACACCAACAGACTATGTCAACAACTACATTACATTGCCTGATCAGCTTATTTCGGTGTTGCGAGTCTTAAACTTGAGCAGCGGCGACGCAGCTGACATGTTTAGCGTTAAGTACCAGATGTTTTTAAACGACCT